ATGGCAGCTGGGTGCCTGAAACGGCAGACGCTTCTGATGATGTCGGAGATTTTGATCGATAACAAAGAAAATAATTCACATTTTGTGACATATTAAAAAGGAGCACCATTCAACAACTATTTACCTGATTTTCTGCCTGAAATGAAAAAGACAAAAAACCATGTAAGCGCCAGTGTCGGCCGCAAAATTAGAGAAACAAGAAAGTCCGTCGGAATATCTGCTAATGCCCTGGCCCCAAATTTAGGCCTATCACAACAGCAAATATCACGTTATGAGAATGGAAGAACATCAATGACTATCGATACTGTCGTTATGATCGCCCGTCAGCTTGATGTTTCAGTGAATGATCTATTAAGTGATTATCTAACCTCGGAAGATAATCATAAAATAATTACAGAATATCATTGTATGCACTAAGCGACCGCCGCGCCGGACGTCCACCAGCGCGGCTTCGTCTAATCAACCATGCTATGTATCGCAATCAACAGGAACCTGATAAGGCAGATTTATTATTTATCATTAAACTTTGTCATTAATGCCTGTATCTTTTGCATGGATGCCGGCCTGTTAATATTATTTCTTACATTGCTTCTTTTTTGTGCGCTTGCGATCCTGTCACCAAAGTATATCTTAAATAACTCATACTCTGGCTTACTGTCAGGTTCGACATCAAAGTACGACAGTTTACCATATATGGCGCATAGCCAATCCGCACACTGAATAGTTTGATACAATTTGCTGTCAACCTGAACTGGGGCCTCTACCAACTGATACTTATCACACTGATGCATTTCATATATAGAGCGCTTTACTATCTCTTTTCTCATTTCATGGTCGTCCATAAAAATCAAAAATTGCGCATCCTGAGTCTTAAACTCATCATCAAGGCGTTTTATCACCTCTTTTAAGCTGGATTTATAAACCCCTTGCGGATTATGCTTCCCGACTCCTCTTTTCTTCGCCTCACCAACATAGAAAAGAAATCCGCCATTCTTTGTTATGTTATTGATAATCCTATTGGTGCTTCCTGTAAGGAATGTTTTGTAACTTCTAAGATTAGCAACAGAGTATTGTTTGGAACCCTTCTTTTCCCAACTGGAAAGCTGGAACCGCATCCCACTTTCCTCTGCTTTTTTTCTGGCAAGAGGTATCTCATGCTTACCAAAAAGATTCTGTTTTAATTTGAAAAAAAAGTGTGAAAATTCTCTGACTTTATTGGCTGGAATGACAAATCCACCAAGACCAAAAACCGGATGTGTGTTGTGAATATCATGATCATGTGATATGAAGGGACCATCATGACCAAATTCATCCAAGTATACAATGTATAACTGTGACATGTCATTTTTCATGGTTTAAATACACGGAAGCTCGACCAATATAGTCGAGCCCCGGAATCAGCAGCAGGAGATACTTCCCCCGCCTCTGGTCTCAAATCTTATTATTATGCGCACACACATGTCAAGCAGATGTTTTGATATCTGACGTTATTCATACATAAGTAGGTGACAGCCGCACCGAACATCCATCAGTGCGGCTTTATTTTATTGATCTGAGTCTACGCCCTGCTCTGCTTCCTGCGCTTCACGCTCTGCCTGCTCACGCTCCATCTGTTCGGCCAGTTCACGCTGCTTCACATTCCATACAGAACCCTGCGGCATTTCAACACGCACATCGAGGCGGGTGGATTCCGGCAGGTCACACGGTTCGCCGTCCTGATAGAAAATGCGCTCACCTTCCGGGGTGACCTCTTTCAGCCGCCAGTTCTGGAAACGTTCCGGCAAATGCGCATGCTGACGGTGACAGGTTTCAATAATCAGACTGCCGTCTTCCTGTACGCGGTCATCGACATAAACCAGCTCAAGGCCGTTATTGTCTTTCGGTACGGAAATTCCACCGTTTACACCCCATGCGCCATCTGAGTTATAACCGAGTATACCGGTGATGTGATATTGGCCGGTGCCGGTACGGAAAACTACTGCTCCTTCAGATTCATCGTTGGTTTCGTAATGGCCATCAGGGTAAATCTGAACGATTGGCGACGATTTTTTATAATATCCGCTACCGTCTACGATATACATATTGGATGTCAACACCATTACCGATTCCCATGCAGAACCAGTATACCGATGTATCGCCATGTGCGTCGCGCCGTAGTTGGGAAGGACTATCCTTTGTCCAATATCTCCGGAATACCTGGTGGTTATAACGCTTCCAAATCTGTCTCCTATGACAGAAGGGGGATTTTGACTGTTCTGGTCAAATCTATACATACCATTAGGCAAATTGGTGTTAGTGAAATTTGTCATATACGGAGGATAGTCCGCGTATACTGACCCCCATCCGGTTGCCTGCTGAATCCAGGAGCGAGTCGCAACTACGCCGGTGTCATATGGTATCGTCACAATGTGCTGGTTTTCGCCGTTAGCCTGCCGATACACAATGCTAAGCATTGATGCTGTACCCGCATGAGGATTTGTTTCCAGTCGCACATAGCGGCCATCGGTCTTTACTAAATCCAGTCCGGTATATTCTCCGTCACTAAAGCAGCGGGTGGAGCCATCCGAAATCAACGCAAAACGATATCTGTCTGTGACGGTGTCTTTAAAACCGACTGTTCCCCCGTCTTCCAGCTGAACAACATTCCTTTTGTTCGGACTTTGTACGCGGGTAACAGCAGAATTTGGCTTATACAGCATCTCCCCGACCCATTCCCTCGAAGCCAGCCCTTTTACATCCTCCAGTGTCACCTTCTGCCCGTTCGGCAACTCAATTTCCACCTGGCCGGTGTCCGTCATCCACTGCTGCATTGCCTGGAGAAAGTAAACGATATAGCCCTGGTTCGCTGACATAGTACGGGCCGCATCTGAAATGGTATCCGGTACCGTGGTGGCGATAGAGTATTTTGCGCCGCTGAGCGTTACCGGGGCACTGAATGACAACACCAACTCGGTATCACTGTTTACCGCACGGATCATCATGCTGACCGGTGCTGTGCCGTTCTCAATACTGATGAGCTGGCCGGGGGCCACGCCGTGAATGTTCTTTTTCCACTGTGTACCGGTGCCGGTCACAATCGGTGAACCGGCTTTAATGGCTATGGTGCCGTCGGTGTAAATCATGGGATTTCCTTAAATTTCAGACGAAAAAAAACCGCCGGAGCGGTTATTTTGATTGGGCTATACGTCGGTTATAAATATAAATCACCGTCGATACAGTGGGTGTTATAAATCCCCTGCACATTACCGTTATTTGTCCACATATCCCCCATCCAGCCGGAGTCCACTGTTGCCAGAAACCGGACATCGTAATAATTACCGCTGACATACAGGCCAAGCGCTGCCAGGTCGTAGTTTTTATTCTTGATGGAAGAGACGAACGTGCCGTAGTTTGCCAGATTAAAATAGGGAGTCTTGTATTTGGAATTACCAGACATTGCTGATAGCAACTGCCCTCCCATCAACGGGCAGTATTTGCTCGTATAGGTTGTCTTTCCATTCTGGTTACAAATTTGAATCCCGTATTTTGGCAGAACGGATAAATCAGGGTTGTGATCGAATAACAGTACATTCAGATAGGCAGGAACGTCAGTCCAGATTGAATTCCTGAATCTCAACATTGTGCAGGCCTGGGATTTTGGTCTGACATAGATTGTATAGCGACTTTCGTTGCTGATGTCGTATCCGGGTATTTTAGCGCCGCTTCCCTTTTTACCATCGCTGTAAACCGTACCGGCCCACACACAGTAACCCAGCTTGGAAAAATCCGTCAGCGTTGTGACACCATTCATGCCACGAAGCTGAATGCCATATTTACCCGCAGCGGATTTGGGTTTTGGGGTGCCATACACATCGTACACAAAAAATTTACCGTAGGGATCATCCCCCCAGGCAGAGTAGTCCCCGCATTCCGCATAGACGTATATATATGGTGCTTCTAACCATAATTTATCTGTCCACAACTGAATAACTCCGGTCAGGCCGTAAGTCCCGGCGGCGTGAGCCCCCTTTTTCACCACAATAAAGCAATTATAGTCAGACATACCGGGAACCACAGCACGCCATGCTTTGCGGTCCCGGATGTATTCCCAGACCCCCTCCGGCTCTACTCTGTTTAATTTTGCGGATTTATAGGGGAAATAAAACTTAAACTGCCCCAGTTTTGCCAGTGGCTGACATTGTTCATCGTCCAGGTAAAAAGGCTTTGAGCCTGTCTCAGGCTGAACATAAATACCGTACCGACTCAAGACAACCTCCCGATCCTGACCCGTAACACGTTGTTTTCATCAAATACATCTATCTTTGCGTTATTAATTTCCATCCGGCCACCTGATGCTGCGCTGCGGATATCGAGCGTTCCGCGAAATATTGCGCTGTTAAACTCAGCATTTCCGGTTTTGGCATCAATAAGGAAACCATTCCCAGCCTTACCCGGCACATAGTTCTCCGACTGCATTTTGTCAGTGACAACCACACTGTTGAGCCATGCCTGGTTAATGAACGCCTCACGCATAAAGACCTGCCCGTCCTTCATGTACATGAACAGATCCATCGATTTTTTTACCGGATTATAAAACGCAAACTGCTGCGCGTTAAACCCGATAAGCGTGTTCACCTGACCACCTTTCAGCTCAGCCCCGATCACCATACCGGCGGAATAGTCCTCACCGTTGTAACGGATCCGGACTTTCATATCGTGGACCACCGATGCCTGACCGGATGCCATATCCCACTGTGCGCGGATGGAGTTCTGCGCCAGCGCCAGACCGTCTTCTGCTTTAACCTGTACCGCGTCCAGTTTCCCGGCCAGCGCCGTGGTTTCTGTGACAGTGTAGTTGCGGACTTCGATAATCTCGGCTTTCATCGCGCCGCTTTCACGCTGCCAGTAACCCCACTGACCGTAAGCGTTGTTGGCGTTGTTGATAATGGCCTCAAAATTATCATCCGCCTGCGACTGCAGGTCTTTGATGACTTGAGAGTCACTCAGTCCGGCGGCTACTTCATCAATAATGGTCGATGCATCGAACTCGGCCACACCGCGCACAAACTCAGTCCAGGGGGACTGATTGCCGGTTTTATCTACCAGGCGGGCACGGAAATAAAACGCGGTACCGGCGGCCAGACCGGCAAGCTCATGAGAGCGGGACGGGTACGGCACATCGGCCAGCAGTAACAGATTCTGACCATCGTTGGTTTTGCTGTACTGAATTTCGGTTTTCAAGGTATCTTCCGTAAATTTCCCGAATTCCCAGTTCAGTTTGATCCCGAATACCAGTGTGGCCGCGCGGAAGTTCAGCGGCATCGGCGGATCACCCACCTTGCCGGTCAGCCGGGTTTCCTCTGAATACCCCCAGCCGCTGGAGATTTCCGCTGCATTTATCGCCCTGACCCGCACCAGATAGCGGCCTGAATAGACCCCGGGCACGTCAAATGAAGTGGTGGCATTACGCGGCACATTGATCCAGTTACCGTCATCACGCCGCCACTGCGCCTCATAGGCAATGGCATTCTCTGCTGGTGACCAGGTTACCTGCATGGTTTCAATGCTGATCCCCTGATTCACAACAGAGTAAGAACTGATAGTGATACCCTTCGGCGGGAACTGGTTGCCGGGCGGAATAACACTGATTGGCCGTTCATCGAGTACCGCGCCGGTATCTATCCGGTCGTATTTGTCCGGATCATGCATGGCCGCCGATATCGTGAACGTGCCGTCATCATTCTCAGTCACGCTCACCACCCGGTACTGCTGGGCGTACAACTCGTCTGATTCCGTTACCCAGACACATTCCGGTTCCGGCGTTTCACTGTATTCCGTGGTAACGGTGAGCACGTTATCCGTGATCATCTGAATCGTGCGGGCCTGTGATTTGCCGGAAGGCAGATTCAGCATCAGCCGGTCACCCGGCGCCGTATCCGGTTTGCGGTCGAGTGTGATACTCCGGCCATTCACCGCACTGACACGGCCGCCGGTCACTTTCCCGGACAGGTTTTCATCCGCCACCGCGATGATGTAGCCCGGCTGCGGAATATTGCCGTCCAGCCCCACGCCGAATGTCACCACGCGATCTTTGTTGTTGGTCAGAATGCCCCAGCGGCCTTTGCGGTTGGCCTCAGACTGGCGGGTACAGCCGATCGCCGTCATTTCCAGCTGATTAAAGCCGAACCGGTAAACCAGCTCATTTTCGAAGACCGGCTCCATCGCATCGGCATAGCCGTTCAGCGGATCTGAATACGACACCAGTGCGGAGGAATAACGGGCCTTACTGCTGCTGCCGGAATAGGTGAATCGCCCGTCCAGCACGTTGGCTTTGGTGTAGCTGTAATCAATGTCGCGCGGCATATCCGCCAGGGTGATAATCTGGTTTCCACCCCAGTAGGTCATGCCCCGGAAGATGGCCGCAAAATCCCGCAGCACGGTATAGGCTTCATTGCGATCCTGCACATACACATCACAGATATAGCGTGGTTCGGTGCCGCTGCCGCCCTTGCCGTCCGGTACCGGCTGGTCACAATACTGCGCAACACGGTACAGTTCCCATTTATCGATATTCTGCATTTTGATGCGGTCGCCGAGGCCAAAGCGATCGGAAATCACGATATCGTAAAAGACCCAGGCCGGGTTATTGGTCCATGCCCATTTAAACGAACCGTCCCAGGTACCGGAATACGTCCGGTGTTCCGGGTCATAGTTTGACGGTACGCGGATAACCCGCATCTTCGGCTCACAGGTGACCTGCGGGATGGAGCCGTTAAACTGTTTTGAGTCAAACTCGATATACAGCAGCGCAGTGTGCGGATAGGTCAGTTTGGCATCGATCACCTCGGTGTAACTCTGCAGCACCAGAGTGTCACCAATTTTGGCGCTGTTGGCATCTTCAGTGATTTTACGCACCCGCAGTGTCCAGGATGTGGCCGACTGCGGCAGATCAATGCGGTGGGTACGCTCATAACCGGAAGTTGTTTTGCCCTTTACACGTCCGTCCACAACGGTTTTCCAGCTCCCGCCGTCAGTCTGTAAATCAATGGCGTATGCCACCTCGTTACCGACCATATCCCCGTTATCCTCCTGGCGGAACAGGGACGGCCATTTCAGGCGGACGCGGACAGCAGATAATTGCGGATTGGTGAATGCATGTGCCCACGGTGTACTGCTTTGTACCGTGGTACCGATGGTGATTTCATTTTCTGCCGCCGGCATCCCCTGAATATAGGTTTGCGCCTGGGTACCGTGGCGGTATTCCCACACCACACCGGGAAAGTTTTCCGACCCGTCAGCGTTCAGCAGCGGCGTACCATCCAGAAAGATATTCTTCCCGGTCAGCTCACCGGCAAATTCCCCTTCACCGAGGGCGATCAGCAATTTGGCTTTGGCAACGGACTGTAAATCGTCCGGCTGTTCGACGGGTGTGCGCGGGCTGCCGCCGCCACCTTTGCGGCCTGTGATTTGTGTCATTGTGGGATTCCTGCTGAAAAACTGAGAAAGGATTACTGCTGATCTTCGACGTAAATTCCGGCTGAGATAACGGCCCCGCCGATACGACGCTTACCGTAACCGATCGGTACCGGGTAGCCCTGAGAAACGGTGTTCGTCGGCGCGCCGAACGCATAGGATGGTTTATTTTCGCCCTGGTCTTTCATTGCAAGACCTCCCGGCTGCGGGGACAGCATTTGGATAATGCCGCCCAGTATCATGGATGCACCGGTCATAGCCATCCCTGTTTGCAGCGCCCCCCAGGCAGCCATTGACGCACCTCCGGTCCAGAATGCAGCGGCCACCAGCACCGCACCGAAAATAACCTGCAGCAATCCGCCACTTTTGCTGCCGATTACCACAGGTACGATCCGGATGATATCGTCAGTCACCGGAAAGCCCAGGTCATCCATCCCGATATTCTTTTTTCCGCGAAACACTGCATAAGTCAGCCCGCGCGACTTACTGGTATTCAGGAATTGCTCAAATCCGGAGATAGTGCAGCATAATGCACGGACCGCTTCAGAGGTTGTGCTGACCAGGCGCTGATGTGTTTTGCCAAAGGTTTTACCCAATACACCGCCGAGCTCTATTTTTACCATTATTTCCTGTGACATAATTCTCCCATAAAAAAACCCGCCGGAGCGGGTTAAATATAATTATAATATGGTTAATTAATTTTTCTTTTCGCCGATTAATTCTTTATTCAAATAGTTGCCTTTGAAAAATCCTTTTTCTAAACACATATCAAATAATACCTTTTCAAAAATTTTACCATCGCCAATTTGCATTGCTGGATCATCTCCGTGCTTAATCCCAATTTCAACAGGAGCAATAATTTTTCCATAGGCATTTCTCGCAACAAAGCTTTTAAAGATAACCCATCCCGAATATGCGCCATACGAGTTTTTAGCGTTTACAAGACCACAGTATACCGGTTCAGGTTCACCATTAATTGATATAACTTTGTCACCAAGCTTAAATTTAGCACTATCACCATCTTTCAATGCATTTGAGACCCAAGATTTAACAGCTACCTCTTCTTCTTCTGTTAACGGACCATACTTAATATTATCACTTATGTGGTTCGTATTATTAGCATAAGAATAAGATGCGAAAAGAAGAATTGATAGCGAGGTTAATAATTTATTCATATTATAATTCTCTTAATTTCGGCCAATTATATCTAATGACCATGATAGTTCGTTCACGCCAATAGCCTCCATATGGAACACGCTGGCTCAAATGCCCGTATAAATGATGCAACAACATATTATCATTGAGCAGAACACCAGCATGGTTAGCTACCTTAGCCTGTACCTGCATGATTATTATATCGCCGGGTTGCGGATCATCAACCTGAATAAATCCCGCTTCCCGCCAGTTATCGGCGTACCGGTTCTCACCCTGCTCCCACCAGGGATAATCCACCCGGTAATCCGGCAGTTCAATGCCGTGTTCCTGCCGGAACCAGCTCATGACCAGCCCCCAGCAATCTGTAAACCCGAGCACAAACGGCCGACCAAGTAATGGTAATTCACCGCGCGGCTGAACAGTCCGCAGATCCCCCTCCGGCCAGCTGACGATGTACCACGGCACGCCAAGGGCATCACACTGTGCTTTATCCAGTTCTGACGGCTGAGTGGTGGCGTCCGGGTGACTGTGAACAATACCGATCACCGTTCCCCAATCATCCGCAGCGGCGTAATCCTCCGGCGATAATACAAAATGCTCTTCCGGCGTGACCGCGACATTGCGGCAGGGAAAGTATTTCACTACACGGGATTTTTGCGCGATCACCCCGCAGCACTCTCGGGGGTATTCACGTTCTGCGTGGGCAAAAATAGCTGCCTGAATGTTTTTACGCATCATTATTTCCTCAGTAATGAGGTTCCCGGAAAGCCGCCGAACGGGATCGGATTATTTTTACCGAAACGCGGGAAGCAGCCGGTATTCAGCATACCACTGCACTGATCCTGTGCCGGGTCATCCACACGATTACCGTGTTTGTCGAAATACCCGTTCTGACCGGCATAATCACAGCCGTCACCGGATTTGTATTTGCCGCGTATACACCAGGTACACATTGAATGCAGTTGCCGGGTAGGGATCAGTACCCCCTGCAGATCCATAGGGCTTGCCAGTTCAAACCCAATGGTTTCATTGGTTTCCGATGATTTGCTGTCGATATAAAAGACGGAGACTTTTTCCTGGGTAGGATCTGCCGCCGGGTTGCCGTCCGGAAAGTTTGCTGCGTCCAGATAGTGCGCCAGAGTGTCGTGTATCGTGACTTTCGCCTTCAGCATGTCATCGTATGCCAGGCACAGCGCGGTGATTGAACCATCGAGGTTTGCCACGGATAACTTCGGCTGTGCGCCGGATCCGGTTGTGGATGCCTCAATCCCTTCAATCAGCACCGGCCACGCACGGTACTCCTCGCCCTGCCAGACAATTGATTTAGCCGGTAACTTTTCCGGATCCCCACCGGCAGCGGTAATCTCTGCCTCTGTGTGAGGAATGTTGTAAGCATGGAACCGCAAAATATCCGGCGTACCGAACGCGGTACCGTCAACCTCAAAAAGCCGGACGGCATCACCCGGTTCCAGCTTCTGGTAATCATTTGTGATCATGGTTTAAATGCCTGTTCAAAAGTCAGTGACAGCGTGTATTTTTTGTTACTCAACACGCTCAGTTTGTGCTCACTGCAACGGTAAAGCCCCGTCTGCTCCATTGGAGGCTTCCACTGAAACGCTCTGATGCCGCCATGACGGTCGATAAACTGACGGATAATACCGATGCGATCTTCCCCGCCGGTAAATTCCAGTGTCCATTTCTGGCTGCGGGGGTTAAGACCGTCTCCGGACACCTGTTCATAACCATCACCGAACTTAGCCCTGCGGGTTTTGTAGGTAATGTCTTCCGTGGGATTTACACGGGGACACCAGGTGAATGTTTCAATCATGACTACCTGCCCCCTTTCATCGCATTCCACAACGGCGTTCCCGGCCTCTGAGCCTGATCGCTGATTATGCTGACAATCTCAGATTTCAGCTGCCGCTTAATACCGGCAGTATCAATCCCGGCTCCGCTGTTCTGATTTCCGGTATTCTCAAAGTGGATATCCCCGATAATGACCGGCATATTCACCCCGCCGCCTATCGCCGGCAGAGAGTGTTTGCTGACGACAGCTGGCATTCTGTCACCGACATAGCCACCGGAAGCATATCCTTTTGCGGAGTTCATCAGCCGGTACAGATTGTCAATACCCAGCCTTGCGGTGGCTTCTTTGGTAAACACAAACTCACCGCCGTGGACAATGCCCTTTGGCTCAAATTTCCCGCCGTGTCCGGTATACCCGCCGTAGGCGTGACCGTTACTCATCCAGCCCATATCAAAACCCATAGCTGAACCTCCGGCCTTGACCGCGTTAAATAACGCCATTTTGAGGAGCATTTTGCTGATATCTGACAGAACGGATCGGGCAAAGTCACCGAATGAGGCTTTGCCGGTCATGACAAAGGTATTCAGTGTGTCCGTCATGCTGGTGAGCGCTCCGGTGGTGATATTTCTGACATTGCCCATCACATCCGTGGCGGAGTCCCCGAAGTCTTTCAGGCCGGCTTTGAATCCTTCCGTTGGTGACTGACGGAGAAGCTCGCGCCGCTTCAGCCACTCATCATACTGCTCCCGGATTTTCTGTGTCTCTGCCTCGAGGACTGCAATATTTTTATCGCTCATACCGACGCGCATCTGCTGAACCTGTAAATCCAGCTGGCGGAAATAGGTCAGACGCTCCTGCTCAGTCCGGTTTTTCCCGATAAGCTCTGTCTCAAACCGGAGTTGTTCGATTTCCTTTGTCCGGTCGTAAGACATCGTTGCCACCGCATTAGCCTGTGCGACTTCATCAATGGCTTTTGCCTGGGCTTTGAGTTTATCGGTGGCCTCTTTGCCGAAATGTGAAAACTTCTCCTGATTACGGGCGATATCCGCCATCAGGGAATCGTATTCCTTAAATGATGAGGTGGTGCCGTACTCACGGATACTTTTTCCGTCCGCTGTCAGCGAAGACAGTTTGTTCTCCATCTCAGATACCATGTCGGTATACTGCTTCTTATAGTCCACTTTTGACTTGCGCGGTGTGCGGGTATTGCGCTTTTCCTGCAGCACCATCTGTGCGGATATTTCAGCATCCAGTGCCTTGTCATACCCCTTCATATCAGGCGTGATTTTCCGGGAAGCCAGCATGTCTTCCGCAGTCAGTCTGGCCAGCTCCCTGCCCTTTGCATTTGCTTTCGCTATCGCTCTGTTTGACAGGTCAATGGATTTTTGTGCATCATCCGACACAGTAACCAGTGACTGCGCAGAAAACTGCTGCTGCGCCTGCGTTGCCTGATGAATAGAGGCGGTAAGATTGTCGTATGCCGTACCCTGCAGATTAATTTTACTGATGAGTTCATTTGACCGGGATGAAACATCAACCAGATATTTCCCTGATTCAGCATAGGCTGCCGATACCTTACCTGTTGCCCGTTCTAAATCCTGCAACAGGGGTACCATCTTCGCCACCATCTCACTGTGCTGCTGTTCTGCATCCTGCAGCTCTTTCAGTGCATACGTTCTTTCTCTGGCGGCATTCTGTGCTGCCATCTGATCAGGAACGGCAAAACTGTTGCGACCGAATCCGGTAACTGAACCGGCGTTATCCCGTTTTTGCGCGCTTTCACTGATGATTTTATTAGTGCGCTCAATCTCATCCCGGAGTTCTTTTTCTTTACTGCCCTGAGCATCGATAGCATCGGCCATTTTCTGAATTGCCGCAGCACGATCTATTGCTGACATTTTTTTCAGGGACTCAGCTGTCACATCAAGCGATTCAGCAAACTCCAGACTGGCCTGTTTCGCTTCTTCCGTTTTCTGCCGGTAGTTGCTGTATGCCATTCCTCCGCCGATCAGCAGTCCGGTCACTATCCCTACCGGGCCGCCCAGCATAGAAACTGCGCCGCCAAGCCCCCGGGCAGCGGCAGAGGCTCCGCGTCTTGCCGAGTTAATTCCGGCCTGTGCTGCATTTTCCGCTTTTAGTGCAAGCGCATGATCAAGGGCGGCTTTCCGCGCCAGACTTTTGACTGCCGTCAGCCTTTTCAGTGCTGCCGCCTGTGCATCAGCGCCTTTGGCAGCCTTATATTCTTCCAGTGCAACCGAGCGGGCGGTCGCCATTGCATTTTTGTCCGCAAGGGTGCGCCGTGATACATCAGCAGCAAGGTCACGCTCCGCAAATGCCCTTTTCAGCAGTGCCTGTGATGAACGCCCTGCTTCTGCAGCATTACTGCGCATTGTCTGCGTCCATTTCGCCATTTTTACAGCAATCGCCGCTGCTGCCAGTGTTTCTGCCACTTTAACGACATCACCCAGATTAGCAGCCAGTCCGGATAATCCGGCGGTTAAAACCTGAGTCGCACCACTGCTGTTATTGGCCTCGCCCACATACTTTGTGATGGCTGACTGCAGATTGGTGAATGACTGGCTGACCGTCGCTGTACTGGTGGCAAATTTCTGATCCACGCCGCTTTTGGCTCTTTCCAGTGCGGTGATGATCTGCTCAATGCTGGTATTGCCGTCCGCTGCCATTTTACGGAGTTGCCCGATACTGACTCCCATACCGTCAGCAATGGCTCTGGCAAGACCCGGCGTCTGTTCCATGACGGAGTTAAGCTCCTGCCCCCGTAACTGCCCGGAAGCCAGTGCCTGACCGAACTGCATCAGCGCAGCCTCAGCAGATGCCGCACTTGCACCGGAAACAGCCACGGCTTTGGATACCGTATCTGTCAGTGAGGCGACGCGCTGCTGACTCAGCCCCAGGCGATCTGCATTATCCGCAAACCGCTGGTATACCTGTGCGGTTGAGTCCAGGGACTGACGTGTTTTCTGTGCGATGTCATACACATCAGTGGTGGCTCTGCTGAGTTCCTGTGAACTGCCTGTCACCAGTTTCAGACGGTTTTGTAACTCCGTCCAGCTGTCCGCATAGCTGACCACCTGGCGGACCGACAGAAAAGTCGCAGCGCTCTTAAAAAAACCGGACACAGCCGCCGATGAGCGGGCAGCCTGCGCCGCAATGCTTTCCTGCTCACGAACGACGATCCTTAACTGGCCGGTCAGTTGCTGTCCGAACCTGACAGCCTGCCGCTCACTCTGCTGAATAGCGCTGTTAAAACGGGCCGTGTTCAGCGTCATGTCAATGTTTAAGCGACCTAATGCCCCTGCCATAACAACTCCTGTAAAAGAGCCCCGTCACATCACGGGGCATTGCGGTTAGCCAGCACACTGTCTGTCACGCTGTCCGTGTCGCCTGCCTCAGCAGACTGTTTCCAGAACGGCATGAAGTCCGTCAGTTCCGGAGCCTGCGATTTCGGGTCACGGTTTATTAATGCCAGAATGTGAGCCACCTGCGCACTGCGGTAATCTTCCCGCCACAGACCAAACGGCTGTTTCCGGTAAAATTCCGTGTATTCCTCCAGGTGGCGTTCCGGCATCTCCTCAATTTCACTCAGGGTTTTACCCAGCGCCAGTGACAGAATTATCTGGAAACTGCGCCGGTTTCCGAGTTTTTTACGCTGTTATCCTGCCCGGCAGTAAAAACCGCATCCGCAAAACTCTGCCCCAGCCGGTTCAGTGCACGGAGATCGTCCTCATTCTCCGCATCAAACAGCAGGGTCCCGTCCTCATCACTGAGCCGGAAAGCCAGTAACCGGGCCACCTCAAACTCATCATAGACACGGCGGAGTGCATCCTCATACTGCTCAGGATCATCCTCACTGAGGTAGATATCCTGCTTTTCCGCCAGTTCTTTCTTTATTTCGCGCAGTCTGCGCTGAATAAAGTTCATCGTGCCGACATCCAGCTCCTTGCTGAAAAAGGTGTTTTCAAGATAAGTAAACGGGGTGATTTTCACGGGCTGATTTAAAATCAGATCGCGCAGTGTTGTCTTTGACATGCTTTCTCCGGGAGTTAACTGATATTTCTGGTGTTATCAGCCTTCAGTTTCAGACTGTCGGCTGTTACGGCTTTGGGGTCGGCTCCGGTTCCTGTGTTTTGCTCTGCGGAACGTTCAGGTAATCACGGCCTGACAGTTTTACCGACACGCCGGAATCCACCATCTGCCCGACGCTGCCCTCAATGTTCATGCCGGTTTCGATGGAGCCGTAGTAAAAAATGGTTCCCTCATCACGGGTCAGCACCATTTTGACCGCGAATTTCTCCTTGTTATTCTCATAACGCCGCAGCAGACGCTGTACCTCACTGGTACCGTAACGCAGGAAGAAGGTCAGCTTGATGGTGCCGTAATCGGTATCACCCGGTTCAAACTCTTTGCCGTCACTGCAGATGGTGGTGACATCCACCTGTTCCGTGGTGGCTCCGTCTTTGCTGAAGCTCTTTACCGCACAGAAGTTGTTGGCCCATAACACCCGCTGCGCTTTCGCCTCTGACAGATCTTCCGGTTGCGTTTTTTCGCTCCAGTCCACCTCATCACACAGTGTAATGGTGTTACCGTCTGCCTGTGCGACCGGATAACGCCCGTCCAGATCACCCAGACCTGACAGCACAATCATGTCATCCGCTTTAAATTTACCGCCCTCAACCGTAACAGTTGCCGGTTGCAGGGTGACTGCGGTAACCGCCGTTTCCTCACTGACACCGGTCTGAACATACAGCTTTGTTCCGAGGAACGGGGTTGCTTTGTGGTTTTTTGGCTGCTTTGCCATAATTATTTCCTATTCATCTGAAGAGATATTAAATTCAAGAATGAGCCGGTGCAGCTTTGTGTCCGGTTCAAACCCGAACTCACTGCTGATCCGGTGAGAAAACGGAATGCTTTCCGTCACTGCTTCCTCTGCGGGTTTCCGCAGCGTCATGAGTTCGGCAGGATCTCCGCTGTACACATCAACCTGGACCCGGTAATTATCCAGATCCGCATCCTCAAGGGCGCTGTTCGGCGTGATACCCGCAAACTGAATCACCATTGCCGGATATTTCAGTTTTCCCTCCGGCAGCACCTGAAAAAAAACCCTTCCTCCGGCCAGCGGTGAAAGGGCTTCTGTCAGCCGGTGAATAATCATGTGTTACCTGCCTTTTCGGTTTCCTCTTTCAGCGTACGGACAATTGCTTCTGCAGCCGCTTCCTTCTTCGCCTCAAATCCCGGCCGCATAAAGGGTTTAGCTGCCATTTTTGACGTGCCGAACTCAACGAACCACCAGTAAAAAGGGTCATCAGGATTGAGCGCAGCACTTTTTCCGGTCGCCTGCTTAAATGCCTTCACTTTTTTACCCGGTAATGATTTTACCCAGATGCGGGTTTTCACCTGCCCGTTACGCTGCATCCGTGTTTTCGAGCGGATATTCCGCTTAACGGTCCCGCGTCTGCGCCGTGGTGTCGTTTTTTCCAGCACAGGAACACGTTGCTTAATCTCTTTTTTCAGCACATTCGCCCCGTTATTCATGGCGCGGCGGCTGATATTTCCGCTGACTTTACGTTCAAGATCCTGCATTTTCCGGCTCAGTTCAGACAGTCCGGTGATAATGACGCTACCCATCGTTAACCCCCTCTTTACACATCAGCTGAAGTTCACGGTGTGCTTCTTCCGGATCAATCACTGAAACAATATTCAGCACGCGCCCCGCATACATAATGCGCATATCCGGAGTGATATCCGGATACCAGCGCAGTCTCACCCGTAACGTGCTTTCACTCTGCACCTGCTGTGAGTAAAAGTATTCCCGCCCCCGGTAAGGCTCAACGGCAGCATGAATATCTTTCAGGTGATCTTCCCAGACAACCTCATTACCACTGATCCGTCCGGGCTTCGGAACGGGCTTCTGCAGCGTGATAATATGCCGCAGACGGTGTGCAAATTTTCCGGCCATAATCACCTCACAAAATTACCGGTTTATGCAGCGTTCCCAGCAGCGCCGTCACCGGATAAGGCAGCATACCCTGCGGATAAAGGTTAATATCAGCGCCGTCGCGGTCGCGGTCACGGATACCGACCAGCAGTAATATTGCATCCTTCACGCGCCAGATATCCGGTGAAGCCTTCATTTTTTCCGCATCTGAGTCATGACGCTCCGCCCATGCCCTGATATGATCAAGCACAGCAGCGGTAGCCGCGTTGGTTTTTAACTGCAGGTCCGCATCATCAAAATCATGATCGATACGCAGATGCGCCCTGACCTCAGCCAGTGTCACAATCTCTGTCATTTTGCATCCTTACCGTCACGTCCGCGTTTCACAATCAGTGTCCATCCCGCTGAATTAAGCTCGCCGGGCTTATCTGATGTCGGTGTGTGACAGTGCCACAGCGAACCGCCCCAGGTCACAACATCCCCCTGCTGATAGGTTTCCCCGGCTTTATACACATTTTTGTATATCATCACCGGGAACGTGTGCTCTGCCTCAAAAGTCTCCCCGTCTGACATCTGCGACTTAATCAGCAGTGTCCTGATATCTTTCACGGTAATCAGATGGCTGCTGTATCCACGGACAATACACTCCCATCCGCGCATACCCTGCGTTTGCTCATGTGCCCGCCATAAGCCGCCACTGTGAGTTGCTATCGTGCCCCGGACGTAACTCCGGGATTCGTCGATACCGGGAAGGATTTCAATATCAAAGGCATCTCTGCCGTCCTTACCGTCACGCCCGTCTTTACCGTCTTTACCGTCTTTCGGTACAGGTAGTTCTGACACAGCAGACCGGACAACGGATTCCACAAGCGGTTTTATATCTTCCGCTGTGATGCTGGTACCGTCTTTACCATCCTTACCGTCACGCCCGTCTTTACCATCTTTCGGCACCGGGAGTTCTGACAGTATTTCGGCAATCATCCCCCTGATACACTGCTGATCCGGCACAGTGATACTGCTGAATGCTTTCCTGACCTTTTCTTCTATCAGGCTGTCCGTATCTCCGGTATTCAGCAGAGACCGGCCGTTCAGACAGGATTCCGCTATCGTTTTTACCTTTTCCTCTGTCACCGGTTCCGGCTGCGGGGCATTATCAGCACGCAGCTGATCCAGTTGCGCTGACAGAGATGCATTTTCCTGTTTCAGCGCATCAATCCGCTGCTCAAGCCTGCTTTCAATCTCAGACACGTTTCTTCGTACTGATTCACCAATGGTTTTTATCAGTGATATTTCACGCTCGTTTAACATACATACTCCCGTTAATCAGCAACTCTGCGTGTGATATTTCATGCTCACTCAGGGATTTTTCAGTGCTTTTTTCTTTCAGTTCAGGAGGCTCCGGATTATCCGGTGCGTTATCGCGCTTTGAGAGCGCTGACAGGCTGTAGTTCTGCTGCTGCAGATACGGTGTGTCACCGCCCTCCACCGGGGCAAGATTCTCTTTTCGCCTGGCTTCGTTCGGTGCCAGCCATCCGCCTTTAATCGCTTCATTGTGTGCTTTAAACCGCGTCGGGGTGTCCATGCGCATCAGCGCATCAAGATCAAATTCGATTTTTTCCGTCACCGGAAGATCCAATCCCTCTGCCAGCAGCACCTCAATCCCCTCAATGTGTGACTGAAGACATTGTGAGTAATACTGCTGATCCAGTGCCTCCACGTTGTTGTAAGACGGCACCTCACCCAGACCGACCTTGTACAGCGGCACATGGAACACCGAGCAGATGATTTCAGCAGTCAGGCGCAGCTGTTCAACCAGTTGGGAGTCCACCGGACTGACAGAGACGGTATTGTATTTTGCTCCCTCCGTCAGCAGACCGGTTTTACCGGCATTCTCACCACCGTAGCTGGCTTCCCATGTCTGCTTAAGTTCAAGTGCGTCTTCCTGTGATATTTTCCCGGGGATCTCAATAATGCCGCCAGGCTTACCACCGTTGATAAACAGCCGCGTGGCATTTTTCATAATTGCTGTGCCCTGCGAGGCGGATAATGCGCAGGCATAAACCGGCGGCAGTCCGATCAGCGGGTGGTACAGACAGTTAAACCGGTCATGGATTATTTCCCTTGCCGGTACCGTGACTGACTGAGTGATACCGGTGACATTATCGGTACCCAGCTGATAAAACACCTCACCGGCATCCGTGATAAGCGGGGTGATCCGGTGCGGATCAAGCACATGCAGTGCCGTGACCGAGCCTTTACTGTCCCTTTCCTTAAAAACGTACGTATTTCCCGTGGTTAACTTGGAGTTCATCCAGTTCTCAAAAAACTGATTCCGTGTCTGTAATGTGTTGGGTTTCGTCATGACGGAGCGGGTCATGCCGGAAACGTTCTGCCAGATACCGGTGCTGTTTTTTCTTTTTAACAGCAGCGGCATTTTGGCAATATCAGAGGCTATCAGGGTGATGCAGGAAAATACCGGGTGATACGACAGCACATCCTCACGTCCCAGCTCTGCGTTCATCTGCCAGGCTCCGGCAAACGGCTCACGGACATACCCGGAACGGAACCCGTGTCCGGTCACTCCCCTGCGGAAGAGTCCGGTTAATTTTTTAAATAACGCCATAAGTCATCCGCTGCGGTTAAAAAGAAAGGGGCCGTAGCCCCTGTGATCAGCCTTCCGGCTTTTCGAGTGCCGCAACACGGGCGGTCAGTGCGGCCAGTTCTGCCGACAAATCCTTACCCGGCTCACCCTGCTCACCTTTCGCGCCCTGCGGTCCGGTATCACCTTTGTCGCCCTTGTCACCCTTCGGGCCGGGATCGCCCTTCTGCGGAGCAACATTTAAGGCTTCAAAGTTGCCGTTTGCCTTAATGAACGCATCGCGCAGGGTGTCCCCCGTACCGTCATCCGGTTTTGCGCCGACATTGATTTTCTGAATTTCAGCCATCAGCTAGTCCTCTTTTTTGTGGTGTCCGCTTTAACTTTCACTGTGTCAGCGGTTACTGCTTTGGGGTAACGGGTGCCTCTGCCTGAGTCCGGTAGTTCACCCCGCTGACGTAGGCCACCGCTTCCGGACGGCGCTTACTCCAGTTAATGAAGCGCTCCGCACGGATAGCCACGCTGTTTGTCTGGAACATACTCACCAGTTGCGCACCGGTGCCGGTACTGCTGTTATTAGTCGGTGCGTCTTCCATCTGCAGTGAGGCCTCACGGCTGGCATCAATCACCACCTGGCCATCATCAGCGAGATACACATCACCGGCATTCATCAGCACCAGCAGATCACCGGCGTACTGTGAGACAATCGCAGGCAGTCCCTGGAATGTGCCGCCGAGGAAAGACAGATCCGAGTACATTTTCTGACCCAGCGGATTTTTCATCTTCGACAGTGCCAGCGCGGTCATGGACGACATGATCCACACGCCGCTGGTCGGGGACAGATTGGCTTTCAGGAAGGCTTCAAACAGCGCCTCAACATCCGCCTCCGGATTACCGGTGGACGGAATAGCCGTTACCCCGTTGGTAACGGATGCCGGGGATACCTGTGCCACTTCCGCTTTGGCCGGGTCGATAAAGTCAATATCAATCCGTTCAATAATGGCCGAAGCCAGCGCATTACGGACCAGTGTATCCGCTGCCGGGTTGCTGAATCTGACCAGCTCATCCGTCAGTACGGCAATGTTGGCAACCTTGGCAAATCCCAGCTGAACGGACTGAAAATCAAATTTGGTCAGCGGTTTTGGTGCGCCCTGCCCCACCCAGTAACCCTGACCGCCGCTGATTTGCCCCGGAATGCGGACGTTAAACGGAATGCGGAACAGGGACGGGATATTACCGGTACCGAACTGACCGATAATCGTTTTCGGGCGCAGGAACTCAATAAAATCACCGGCAAACTGCTGATATTCGGTCAGTGCACCAGCCCACTGCGGATCGGTAGTTGTCCCGGCACTGACAGCTGCTTTCAGCACGTTCTGAATACGTGGTTGCTCCGGGTACTGCGCTTTCGCTATTTCCAGTGCCTGCTGTGTGTTACCCTTTGATACCGCAAGACATTTCACGTAACGGGCAAACTCAATGCCGGGTTCCAGTTTTTCATCCGCTTTAATCACACCACCGCGCAGCTGTGCGGCTTCACGGAATGATTTCTGCTCTGTATCCACCGGTTTGGCCTCTTTTGCCTGCGCACCTTCCATCTCACGCAGGCGCGTCAGGTGTGCATCGACAGATTTAATTTCATCTGTCAGACCGTCGTAGCTTTCAGATTCCTCCGCATCAAGAGTGCGGCCTTCCTCAGCAGCTTTGTTCATAATATCCAGACGGGCGGCATCACTGGCGGCACGTTTTGCTTCAAACGACTTAATTTGGTCAGAAATTTTCATCTGATGGTCCTTTTTCTCTGATTTTGACAGTGCTGTAACGCCAGCAGGTGTTTGTTTTAGATGTACGGGGTGCCCGGTGCCGGACGCGGCAGGCGGTGTAAATAATGATTTCACAGTCTGAATACTGCACTCTGAATTGGCCGGAATGGTGACTGCGGAAAGCTCATTCCAGACCCATTTGGTAAACCGGATCCCGCCCTCATCAAGGAACGAATATTCCAGCGGCCGGAAGCCGATGGACAGTCCTTTGACCAGACCGGATTTAACGGACTCCCATGCCTCATCAAGCCGTGCCGAAAGGCTGCCCGGGGTCGGGATACGCGCCAGTTTCGCCTTAATTTCAATACCTGCGGCAGTCACTCTGGCTTCCGTCACCTCTCCGATCGGGTTGTGATGGTCGTGCTGCCACAACAGCGGGATCGGCAGGGAAAACTCCGCGCCTCCCGGCTCGACAATATCCCCGTAAGCATCCGCTGACGGCGTTGTCGCAAGACCGGTGATTTCACGGGCTTCCTCATCTACTGATTTGACTGTCAGCAGACTGTAGGAACGCTGATTCTGCATAACAACTCCTGTAAAAAACCCCGCGACTGCGGGGCTGTTATATGAAAAACACTTTGTACTGTTTTTTGGCGGGTTCGGGGTTCAGTGCCATCAGCGAGACAGCGTTAAACAGTGCCATCAGCGGATCTATTTTTGATCGCCCGCTGGCCTGTTTGGTGATAAGGATCGCGTTACCTTTCGGCTCCACTCTGGCATTTCCCACACACCAGTTCATCAGCGGCTGTCCGCCGTGAAACAATATCTTTTCCGCCAGTTTCCGCTCAGTGGTTTGTATTGCACCACCAAGACGCCAGCCCTGGGAAATACCGACAATGCTGTCCTGCTCAACACCGCGCTGAACGATTTCGTCCAGTAATCCGCCGATACCGGCAGGATCAATCCCGATTTTATCCAGCAGACCTGACTGATATATGCGTTCAGTGATATCCGCCACCGCTTTCGTGTCGTCACCCGCCTGTTTTACCAGCGTGAAGTCGCCGTCTTTTTCAAAATCGAGCAGCTTAGCCACCTCGCTTCTGCGGCGCTCAAACACAGAAGGATGCCCCCATGCATGGGACCATGACAGCCACCGGCGCGTATCTTTGCAGCGTCCGATCACCGACAATCCGAGCAAATCATCCATGCCGCCGCCGTCAATGCCGACCGTGACCACCTCTGACCGGGTGAGTATTTCATCCAGGGTCAGCGTTTTATCCGCCTGCGGCTCCCAGAAGTCTGCTCCGACCCAGCGATCTGAACGCAGCGCCAGCCCGATTTCGATATTGGCGTGCTTCGCCATAAATCCCCGGAACGATTCCTCACCGGATTCTTTGGCTTTGCGGTATTCCCGCAGTAAAAAAGCCTCATCCACCGAATAACCCAGATTGGGGTTCACCATTGCCATGTTTTCAGCCAGCAGGTGATCCCCGCGCTTCACCATGTCAGGCGGGTGTTCAAATATCACCGGCAGGAAGTTAGGATCGTGGATTTTTCCGTCACGCACATCGCGGGCATATTGTAGTTTTTGCTTAAACACACCGGACGGCGGCTCATTGGACTGGGTGGTGGTATACATCACAAACCCTTCCGGTCTGGATGCCAGTCCGCCTATCGCCTCACGCAGCAAATCCTCTGCGTTAGCCTGTTTACCGAACAGCCACAGCTCATCAATCAGTGTCCCCACCGATTTAATCCCGGATACGGTATTAGCATCAGCCGCCACCACTTTCAGTGTGGTGTCACTTGTCATGTGGGTAATTGTCCGGATGTGTGTCTGTACCTGACACAAATCATCCAGGACATCATCCCGCTTCACCATGTCACGAGCCGGATTGAAAGCATTGGTTGCGACCTCAACGGTCGGGGCAATAATGGTGTACCCCGCCGCCTGCCGCCAGTTCAGCAGCAGTGCGGTCATCATGATCCCCGCCGCCAGCGTGGACTTGGAATTTTTCTTCGGTATGAGTACAAATACTTCAGTGATATGCCGGCGGCCGGTCTGTGCGTCATACGAGCCGAACAGCGCGGCCACCAGATCAAATACCCATTGGGCACATGCCTCACCGAACGTCGGGCTGCCCGGAGCGTCAACAATTTTAAGTTGTTTAAATATACTCAGGGCAATTTCCGCCTGTTCCGGATATATCGGCGGCGGAATAATGGATTGTCCGCGTTTTATACGTTCCGCCCAGTCAGGACATGCTGTTGACCAGTGAACCATCATTGCCCCCTGCTGTTATTGACCACCAGTTTCGGCGGAGCCAGTGAAGGAAACCGGTTTTCTGCTTTTTTGGCGGCCTTTGCTTTTTCTTCTTTTTTGCCGCCCGCCCCCTTCTTACTGCACAGATAAGGAGCCAGTTTTGCAGCAGCCTCCAGTGACAATTTAGGATCCGCACCTTTGTTTTTCATCATGATTTCTGCCATGACCGCCAGTGGATCCGGGTAATCACCGGCCTGTGAAAGGCGCACCCTGTCAGACAGCGGTGGGTTAACCTCCGGGTTAACACCCCGGTTAACCTCATCACTGTTCTCAAGATAAGTAACCACGTCCGGATCTCTGGCTAACTGACTGCCCTTCACTTTGGCCGTTTTTTCGCTGTAACCCGCTTCAACGGCAGCTTCCCGTTGCGTCATTCCCTTTTTCAGGGCATCAGCAAATTTCTTTTTCTGCCCTGTCAGCATCATCGTTTCCTTACCTGATCGGGGTTAATCACTTTCAAAAAACAGGATTTTTTCTCTGAATGAGAGGGGGCGAGGTATCCGGGGCGATCGACTTTCATTTTTTAACACCTCCCCCCACCTCAGTTAACATGACTGCAACCATGTAATTAACCCGGTAATTAACCAGTTAACTCTTCCCTTGTTTTTGCCTTGTGGCATTCGATACATAACACCTGACAGTTCTCTGCCGTATCAGCACCACCTTTAAACAGAGGGATAATATGGTCCAGCTCGAAGCCGTCGGGGTAGTCAACCAGACGACGGCAGGATGCACAGTGCGGATCTTCTTTCCATATACTGAAACGCCGTTTCTGTCGTTGTGAACCCGTCACACGCCTTGTCACAGCATCTAACGGCTTAACCGTTGTCGTTTTCAGTACAGCAACGCGGGGTTGCAGCGTCTTTAAACGCCTCACAGTGCAGTGCCCGGTCTGGTGATGCTGATTAGTGCGTCCTGTGACTTAATGTCATTAACGTAACGGGCGACTGTATGACCGGCGTTGTTGATAATTTCGGCCTTGTCGCCCGGCTGTAATACGAGGTCGTCACCACGGTTGTTGTGGTCGGTGTAATCCAGCTTAAATGCATACGGTGTCCACTGAATGCCGTAACCGGACTCAATGACTTCTTTACCTGATGCGGTAGTTACTTTGATTGTGAACATAGCTGCTTCTCCGGTTAGAAAGCCAGCTCACTATGAACAGGCTTTGTATTTGATTGGTGCCGTCTCTCCGGCTGTCACGCCTTACTGCTCCGGCTGCTGACGTTGCTGCCTGAACCGGGTATCAGCCGTGGATTCGTTGTTTTTGATTCTTCCGGTGCACTCACCGCATAAGGTGGACGGGTCATAGTTAACACAGGGAGACAGCGACAACGCCGCGCATAAAAAAGCACCCCGCTATTTAGCGAGGCGTTATTTTCTTTTCTTCGCCCAACCGATACTGAAAATCAGGAACGGCAGGGTCACATCAATCACAAAGGCTTTCATCCCCACATTGGGACAATAATCAGGGCAGAAACCGACATGAAATAGTGAATAAAGACGGGAATCATTCTTCCTTGTGGTGTACCAAAGCTCTGTGTCTGCGCCGAAACTCAGGTACAACCTTTTGATGAAAATGCTTTTTCTCACTTCGCTCTCTCCGCTTCTATCTCCCGTATTGCCCGCTTATCGTGATTGCAGTCAGCTATCGACTTCATGGCATCGGTCAGCAACAGGATTGCGCCGCCGTAGGTAAGTTCATCCGGAATAACCGGCAGCGGACAATCAGCGGTAAGTTGTGGCGGAATCGGCACCACCGGCGCGGGTACGTATTCCGTCCGCGTATTTCCGCAGCTCACTAACAACATCAACGGGAACAGGAGTAACAGCGCATTCGCTGTCCTTAAATACTGTCCTGATAACAGTCTTAACGTTGACATGCTCTGTGTCCTCAACCTGTTTGGCTTTGATATTGTCGAGTGCTGCGCGGTGTCTGATGGCAACGGCTGAAAGCGTGATGGTATTTATCGTCTGCTGGGCTGATAACTGGCCTGACAGCGTTGTGTTATTCACCTTCAGTTGCTGGTTATCCCGGTAGGTGTCATACACCCACCAGGCGGCAACAATAAACAGCGCAGCAATTACCGCTTCTTTCCAGTTCATGGCGCTTCACACTCATAATGGATCACACCGTCCAGCGGGTTACCCGGCAGCGGACTACAGTGATTCGGTAGTGAATACAGATAACAACCCGCCAACAGAGCAGTAGTCAGCAGAATGATAGCAATGATGATCAGAGTTAAAGGGTTCCGTGACATATTGCTCTCTCCGTCTCACGCCGGTTAATTAGCCCCTGCCACTGCTTACCGCCCGCAAATGTCCAGCGCTTCATTTCGTCACACGCACCGGCAATATCACCGGCATTGAGTTTACGCAGCATCGTAGAGCGCGAGAATGCGCCGGGGCCGACGTTGTAGACAAATGAATAGATGGCCGCCCGGGTATTGTCATCAATCGACACTTTGATCATCGGGTCAACCGCACGCCGGACTTTCGTCAGGTCGTCATGCAGCAGCGCTTTACACTCCGCATCCGAATACAACTTGCCGGGCTGAATATCACTGCCGGTATGGCCGTAACATACGGTGAGCACCCCGGCCACATCACGGTAAGGTTCGTACTCAACACCCTCATATGCGGGGATCAGCACCAGCGCACCGGCAATAGCCCCAGCAGTGCAGGCGGCCATGACTTGTTTAAATAATCGGTTTTTCATGATGTTCCCCGGCTTTTAACTGAAACTCTTTGCGTTTGTAATACCAGTTAACCAGGAACGTTCCGACGGTACAGATGATCCCGGCGACAATAGCCCACTGCTCAAGAGAGACATCACCTAACCAGGATGAGGTTGCTCCGGCAGCAGTTGTAAACAGCCCCCAGAAGTATGCAGCGGGGCTTGAGTATTTTTCTGACATACGCATATCCACCCCCTGCGGAGTGTTCCGTGTGTGAATTGATAGGGAAATGCCGCAACCGGTTTATATGTTTTAAACGGGTTGAAGTGTGGTGGCTGCGGCATTGTTCTGGTAATCCCACCAGCGGCGGGAAAGCAATAAAAAGAGCACTGTGGCCGAATACGGATTAGGTAATGAGCCTGTCGTATTCCAATGCTCTTGTTGTTGTAGGCAATAAAAAAGGCCGCCTGAGCGACCTTTTTTAAGGAAAACAAATAATTATTGGTTAACAGAAATAACTAACACATTTATTTAACGTGGAGTTTTGTTTTTGAGGTAATGCCTTATCAGCGACCTGCTTGTTTACTTTGCGTGGTTCAACAAACTTTAGTTCCCATTCAGCCATTTTAGCTTCATTGATTAAAGGGAGTATCTTCTCATTTTTCATATTATTATCTCGCATAATTACCTCCTGCAAAAGTAATCATGGTTAAGGTCTTTATCAAAATAATGCTTTCTTTTTATCCATACAAAACCATCTCCTTTTGAGATGATCGCTACATCTATTGGGCCACCAACCGTTTCAGAGTCATTAGAAACCTTTCTTTTGAACGCTGTCAAGTTAACTAATGATTCTGCCATGTACCCAAGGTCGGATTTTGGTAAAAACTCAATCATTTCAACTACTTTTAAAATGTAATTCTCATGAATCACTTTGTTGATATTATGGACGCAACCCAGCACACAACCATCCAATGTGTTACGTATACCATCTAATAATAGAGCATTTTCATCATCACCCAATGAGATTTTGCTCAAAATTTCATCTTGTATTCTCTGTGTTGCAACATCGGAAATGGAATCAATATTACCTTTTATGTAGCCATCCAGCTCAGAGCTAATTCCTTGCATGAAGGCCTGCACTTCCTCTTCTTGAGCGTATGCAGTAACACCACTTTCACCATTATAAGAACTCTTCCCTTCATTGTGGTGCAAAATGATCCTGTCGCCTAAAAAGCCATATACATCAAATGCTAATATACTCGGAAAATATTGACTATCGCCGTATCCTGCAATGACAATGCCCGTATTGCGGCCAAATGGTGATATTTTGCAGATAGAAAAGGCGAAAATTTTTGATAATAAATCAACAATTTCACTTCTAAATTTTTCTGTGTCATCAGTTGCAAGATGCTCCGTAAATAACTCATCAGCATAAGGCGCGGCACAATTAACAGCTTCAGCAACGACTGATTCATCAAAACTTGAAAAAAATTCGCTGTCATCAAAACGTTCGAGACACTTTTCACACGAACGCTTAATGAATTCACATGTATCGACATTGTCGACACTGCCATTATCTTGCAGTATTGGTTGAACGATATCTTTTTTGATATGTTCCATTAATGATAAAAAAACGCTATAAAATGATAAGCCTAAGTGTTCTTTTCGCATTTCGTCTGAAATGATATGGGATGAGCGGCGTAAGAATTCAAAAAAATCACTTGAATAATCAATTATATCATCAAAACACTTATCACCCAGTTCCTTTCTGTATGCCTTTATGATTATTTCCCAAGGGACGCCGCACAAATCTCCGGCTCCATAGACCATTATGCCAACAGGGTGATGTTTACTTAAAGAAAAAAGCTTTTCAGCTCCATTGTTAATTTTATACATATTCCCGCCAGATATCGTTACGGCGGAATCCGCAGCTAAAGCAACTGCGGTTTTATTGTATACTGCAATTTCAGCGGTCATTACTCTCATCCATGCAAACAAAAGTGATAAACATAATAATAAATTATGAATTGAATTCACCAACTCAAATCTATAAATGTGATAAATGACTAAAATTAGCAGCACACCGCTCAGTATGAATAACAATGTCTCTCTCAAAAAAGCCGCACACAGCTCTTGTGTTAAGTGATAACGAGGTGATTGATACTGTGGCGGCGTATATGAAAAAAGTCCGCACAGGGCGACCTTTGGAATTTGGCGGGACAGCGTGGAATCGAACCACGATAAGAAGGTTAACAGCCTTCCGTAATAACCTTTATACGACTGACCCGTAGATATAAATCTGGCCCCCTCATTGGCGAGGGCACCAAAGAAACAAATCGAACTATCCGGAAATTCCGGAGAGTTGAATCTGTAAGTAACTCTTACAAGTTGCAGATATGAAAAAGCCCTCCGGAGAGGGCTCTGTTTTATTAAAGATAACTATGGGGTGACCCACCGAAATCCTTAATCCTAAGCAAATTATATCGACCTCTCAGCCGATATGGTTGGAGTCCCAGTCAACCGACGAAGTTACCAACTAGGCGGTATCGCATTTGGGGGCCGCCTCCGCATTCCCAAAATCATGAATTCATTTTTTCCCAGGATACTGAATCCGTGTCTTCATTTCAACAATAAAAGTTAACCCTTTGAACGCTAATGTCTTGAGTGCAGATACATAGGGACCGAAAGCCGCACATGGTGACCCTTGAAATTTATGAAATATTTTTTATTTCACCCTTTTACTCTGATAGCATCAGGCTCTGATACTTTGCAATATAGGGTTAACTAACATGTATAAGGCTGGAACATTATTAATTATCGTACCTTTTCTTTTAGCTGCAGGATGCTCACCAAAAATCAAACACCAAACCGGTCAGGATGCATGCGTAATAAAAATGGATACTCCGGAAGGGAACCAGCCAGGAAAAATAGACCAGGTAGATGGAAACAGCCCTGAATGCAGAGCTATAGAAAAATCAATAAACAAAGCCATTTAACTTATTTATCATAGACATAAAAACCACTGATTATTTAACCTGACTACGCGTCCACACCAAACCTCTACAGCATAATAATCAGTTGTTCGGAATAACCGAACATGTGAACTATCCGGAATTTCCGGAGAGTTGAGTTATTTCTGCCTTAGTCTGCTCAAACCGTTCCGCCTCCATCTCCACACCCAGAATGCGGCGATTGTGCTTCAGTGCGGCTTTCAGTGTCGCCCCGGATCCCATAAAGAAATCGGCTACCAGGTCACCTTCACGGCTGCTGGCTTTTATGATGTGCTCCATCATTGCGGCTGGTTTTTCACAGGGGTGCTTTCCGGGGTAATACTGAACCGGCGGGAATGTCCACACATCGGTATAAGGCACATCAACGGATACCGTGAAGTAACGACGTAACAACAGATACTGATCTGCCAGTTCGTGATATTCACGCCTGAGTGTGTGTTGTTCACTGACCAGATCATTATGTTCACGGTATAACGGGTTATTTCGCTGACACTCTGCAGCTGTCCGCTGAAAAAGTGCCTGTAATTTCCGGAAATCCGCTTCATTCGGTAACTGCCACTGACTGTACCCGAACCAGTGTGAAGACATCTGTTTGCCGGTTGCCTGGTCAATTTCTTTTGCCGTGATACCCAATGCATCACGCGCCTGCCGGAAATACTCAATCAGCGGGGTAAACACATTTTTCTTCAGTTCATCCCGCCGCTGGTGGTACTCACTGCCTTTTCCTTTTACCGGTCCCTGATAATGCTCTGCAAACAGGATCCGCTCAGTAGACGGGAAAAAACAACGCAGGCTTTCTTTGTTTTGCCGCCGCCACGGGCCGGAAGGCTTCGCCCATATGATATGGCTGAGAACGCTGAACCTCTCCCGTAACAGTATTTCTGTATCTGAGGCCAGACGTGAACCACAAAACAGGTACAGGCTGCCGTTTGGTTTCAGTACCCGCCAGAACTCAGCCAACATTTCGTTCAGCCATGACAGGTAAGCAGAAACATCCGGCCACTGATTATCCCAGGCAAATGTTTTTACCTGAAAATACGGCGGGTCCGTGGCGATTAAATCAATGCAATTGTCCGGAAGGGTTTTGATATAGCTGAGTGAGTCGTCGTTGACTAAATTAATACTGTTTAAATTAACAGTGCTTTTCATAGATCCGGGTAACCTTTTTTGTTAAGCTCCCTTTGCTTTGTGCACACAAGCAGTGGGCCCTGGTTTATCCGTGATCACACAAACGGGTAAATGGCTGGGAAGGTGCTACCAACACCCACCAGCCGCCCATTTCACAGCATGAGAATAATTAAAGGGGAGAAATCCCCTCTTTGAATTTCAGGCATAAAAAAACCCCGCGATCGCGAGGTTTAGAACTTGTGTAGTGCGCTAACCGTAAGATGCCCACTATTTGAAGATAATAAGGCACTTTCGGACAAAATGCAATAGTGCTGTGTATAAATATCCAGTTATCTGGTTATACAGCCAAATAGCTGTTCTGCCTGACTTTCCTCAATATGACATTTCCCTGTCAGACCTTCGTAAAACGGTTTCCAGTTTCTGCGCCATGTTCTCTCGTTTAAATCCGGTACCAAGTGCTTTATCGCCTGATAAGCCACTGACGACGGCACACGCTTATACCCGCGCCCTGAGCATTTCGGGCAGTCTTTGAATACCGGTGCGCCCTGTAATTCGCTCTGCTCTTCGTCGTATACCTTACCCCGTCCCTTACACCGGCACCGGTGGGTTAACTGCCCTTTACCATTGCAGGTCACGCACAGTTCGCCAACGAGCTCAGTACGTACTACCGGCTCAACAATCACAGTACCTTCCATATTGGTGATACCCGGATGCTTCACCACCTCTTTCCGGCGGTAAATCAGCCCTTTTCCGCCGCAGTCCTGACACTGGCAGACAGAACCCGCTGAACGGGCGTAATCCTCAAATGCCATTGCGGACAGAATCTTCATACACTGAGCAACGCGATTACCGGCCGCTTTGGCCACCAGCTTTGGCACCGTGCGCAGGGCGTACTGCGTCAGTGCTTCAACAGTCCTGAATTTATCCTCAACACTGACATCATTTTTACCAAAAAACGCATGCATACCGAACGCGGCACGCTGTGACGCCATACCCATTGCCGCTGCCGAATCCATACCTTTCAGTCTGTCCGGGGCTGTGGAGTTTGAGCTGTCACTGAATGTCGGTGACTTCGGATGAAATTGTTTTAATGCGCTTTCGAGTTTCATTACGCAGCCTCCTGGTGCTTTTCCCGGTAAAATGTCAGTTCACGAACTTCGCTTCCGTCGCGGATCAGATCATTAAAATCGCCTTTATCCGGCCAGCGGACGCTAACCTTCTCCACGTCATTGTTTGCCACAAGGTTACGCTTGGCACAGGCAAAAGCCGCTGCGTGTCCGGTTGCGCTGCCCCAGTCAGCATCAGCAAAAACAATCAGGTGAGTCACCCCTTTCGGTGCAGTGAACTTATCCATAAATCCGGCATTAATCGTTGCCCAGGTGTTTACCCCGTAAACCTGTTTACAGGACAGTGCTGTCTCTATTCCTTCTGCCACTCCAAGCGTGGATGCGACCGGAAACATGCGGATTGCCACTGATTCGGCATAATCCAGATAATTATCTTCCTGCAGCCTTGTCATGCGCTTTACCACGTTGATATCGGCCTTCCGGTCACCGTCAAGATACGTGCGGTGCAGATAACACAGCTGGCCTTTTGAGTCCGTGGCCAGCGCCCACATGGCCTGATAGTTGATAACCGCCATGCCTTTACGGGTCGGTTGTCTCTCACAAAAACGAATATGATCCGCCGGCAGCGTAAATATTCCCCGGTTTTGCAGGTATCTCGCCGCTGAGGTGTCTTTCAGATCCGGCATCTGAGCATAGCAACTGATAAATTTTTCACGGTCTGAACGGGTATTGCTACCGACCAGCTTCGGAACCTCTTTTTCCCGTTCATTTCCGAGTAGCCGATCAATCTCATCCGCCAGCTGCTTAAAGCTCTTACCCTGTGTTTTTTCCAGTAACTGAAACCCTGTGCCGGAACTGCAGGTGCAGATATACGTTCCCCGTCCATCCTGATCGTCTATGCGGAATTTGCCCTTTTTCTCACATATCGGGCACTTTCCTTTAAAGTGCCGCTTCCCGGTGATCGGCGGCAGCCCGTAGTATGCGAAAATCTTTTCCCACTGCCCCTTTGCTGCTTCGGCTGTATTCACAATAATTCTCCCTGCTGTGCGTTTTTATTCAGTTGCTGTTTTAAATCTGCGATTCTCTGCGGCATCAGTGCTTCGGTTTTCTGTTTACGCTTAACCCACTGAATACGTTTGTGTGTGATGAAATTGGATACCTCCGGGGTTATTTCCTGCGGTGTGGCATGCAGGCTACGTGGCCATTCACCGAACTTGTCTCTGAAGGTATTGGAGACCCACCCGTCACTGACCGGCTTTCCTTCGGCAGCGCGGATGTTCTGGTAATATTTGAGCTGGGAGTAAAAACTCTGTTTGTCTTTTGTGGTGTAAACCTTTTCAGATTTACCCATTTTTTTGATGTTGCGGGAGGTATCAACGTCAACGTCCTCACCGGCCAGCGGTTTAAATCCACATTTCGGGCAGACGTAAACACCGGCAGGCTTCATGTAGTGACAGGATGTGCATTCCTTCGGTTTTTTCTCCCGCCTTTCCTGGTCACGGACAGACGATGAATCTTCCAGGCCGTCACTTTTACCCGGCAATTCGTCATATTCGATATCATCAGGAAAACCCAGGCGGTGCACAGATCCGGAGTGATCGAAAATAAGGCATTTATCTTTGCCTTGTGCTTTACGCAGTCCGCGTCCGAGGCACTGCACCCAGCGGATCTCCGATTTGGTCGGACGGGCGTAAATAATGCACCTGACATCACTGTCAAACCCGGCAACCAGTGTGCCGACGTTCACGATGATTTTTGTCCCGCCCTGCTCAAAGCGGTGGATGATAAGCTGGCGCTCTTCATGCGGGGTATCTGCGGTAATAATCTCAGCATTCACACCCGCCCGGTTAAACGCTATTGTGACGAAATTTGCATGGCTGACAGTCACACAAAAACAGATGGTCGGCAGGTTCTGACCGTTGGCCAGCCAGTTATCGACCACATCACCGACCAGATCCGCACCCGACATAATTTCAGCAATGTCAGCCTCTTTGTAATCGCTGCCATACTCTGCGCTGCTGGTGGATTTAACCGCAGAAAGATCCGGCTTTGTCGGGGCGTAAAACTCATACGGACTCAGGTCCCCGCGTTCGATCAGCTCTTTCATCGTGGTGGGTTTGATCAGTCTTTCGTAATACGTCCCCAGGAACGGAGAAAATGGTGTGCCGGACAGGCCAATCACCTTAAATTCATTATCGCGGATAACTTCCAGCAATTTTTTACGGCGCAGATGGGCCTCATCGATAAACAGCAGGTCGATGTTGTCCGGGAATTCACGGCGGATCAGCGTATCGGCTGAGGCAATCTGGATCAGTCGTGTAGGGTCATAGTTCGGATGATCACGCCAGACAAAACCGATATCTTCCATCGGAATCCCGTAATCGATAAACCGTGCTGCGGTCTGTTCAATCAGGATCGTATACGGCACAACAAACATCACCCGCATATTACGGCTGTTGCAACCGTGCGTGATGAATGCAGCCAGCGCTGTTTTACCGCTGCCGGTCGGACTGCTGATCATGAACGTGCGGTGTGATTTCCACTCGCTGCGCAATAACCGTAGTGCTCTTTCCTGTGCAAAATTTGGTGTGATAGTTAACATGCCATTACCTCAATTTTATCGACCAGGTAGCACTGCCAAGGAGAGGGGTATTTTTAATAAACGGACGTCTATACGTCTGATTCCATTTTTAACCCCTACAGAGATCTATCTTTAAGATCTGAGTCCTTCCCTTGGCAGTGCCTTCCCCTACACCCCTTTCAAAGATCACCCCCCTTACCCCCCTAGAAAGTTTTCCCCTCTTCCCCAAACCGGAAAACCATCTGGACGGCTAAACGTCTTAACCTCCACACCTCCTGATAATTTTTATCCCGCAACTTTCTGTGGGTCTGCGGTGTAACCCTGCATGGCTCTGTTAAACTTCCTGACGTATTCCCTGAGCCGTTTATTCGCTTCCCTGCGTGCTGCGTTGTCTTTCCTGTACGGAATAGGCTCTGCTTCCCACCATTCCTGATACACAGCTGAGTAAGCCACCAGCGCCCTGTTTCTGGCTCCCGGTGATAACTGCAACAGCATTTCCTGAATCCATTTGCCGTCATCAGGAAAATAGTTGTCAGGCATCAGTGTGTTTTGGTTCGGATGCATGGTTCAGTGACTCGTGTGTGTAGGGAATTTCAGGATCGTAATGACACAGAATCGCCACATCTTCAGGTACACCACGCCATTTCCACTTACCCACACCTTGACTGCTGCGTGGTTTACCTTTGAGTGGATATGCCATCCCGATCGCGGCGTTCGTTTTGTAAATACCCTTCAGGGTTTCGTATAAGCTCATTCTGATAATCTCAATGTAACTATAGTATCATTTAAATTTATCAGATAGAATCCAAAGTATCAATTTTAAATGGTACTTTAGTATCAATAATTTTTAGCATGAGGTGCGACATGAAAACATTGTCAGAAAGGCTGAGCAAAGTAAGGCAAGAATTGGGCCTTACACAACAAGAACTTGCTGACAGAGCAGGGGTAACCAGAGTCGCTATCAGTAAGGCAGAACAAGGGCTTACCAAGTCTTTTAATTCTGATACGCTTTTTGATATAGCAAAAGCGCTTAATGTAGACCCGTACTGGCTTCAGTTAGGAAGTGATAAAGCTGATAGGCGATCTTATACCGATGCCATCTTCAAGAAAAAACTGAAGTTAAAGCTGGCGGACGATATATTAAGCAAACAATTGCAACGACCCCTCCCAATTTCAGGTCAAAACGACCCATCAATCATAGACTGTAATATAAAACCTCATGATAAGCAGCCTGACAGCAAATACAGTTATCCGAAAATAAACTGGGTTCAGGCTGGGGCATTTGCTCGCAATGGAGATGACTATAGTCAATTTGAAATTGAAAACTGGTACGATTCAATAAAATATGCAGGGGAGCGTGGTTACTGGCTTGAGGTGAAAGGTGACTCTATGTCATCACCGGTCGGTATCACCTTCCCAGAAGGGATGATTATTTTAGTAGACCCTGAAAAAGATCCGTACCCCAATTGCTATGTTGTTGCAGAGATAAAAGACACTAACGAGGCTACATTTAAAAAATTCATATGCGACTCTGGGCGTGATTATCTGAAGCCATTGAACCCTAACTATCCACTAATCCCAATGGACGAAAAAATAAAAATTATTGGTGTTGTGGTAGATGCAAAATGGGATATTTTTTAATTAGTTACGCATAAAAACCGGGTTATCCCGGTTTTATTTTGCCCTAAAAAGACACCAAAGTATCAAATTAATGTTGACACTCAATGATACTATGGTTACATTTAAATCATGGAAACAAAAGTATCATTGAGGGCATCAAAAAAATGTACACAAATGAAGATATTTTGAACGAATGCCAAAAAGCTCAGCTTTTGGTTAAGTTGTATGAGTTCAGCAAAGAAAATGGTGAGTTGAGTGAAAATGAAGATGCGCTATCTGTACGCATGATCGCAGAAATTATCAATTCAATCACTACTACCGCAACGGCACCGCAAAAACCAGATGCGCTGAATGATGTCACACCATCACACAGCAGCTTCCCGCAGCGCTTAAAACACGCCATGAAAGCGGCAGGATTAACACAGAAAGAACTGGCAGAACGCGCTGGGGTATCGCAGGGATTCGTTAGCAAGCTTGCCACAGGAAAAACCACTGACTCACGCAATATCTACATCAAACTGATTGCTGATGCGCTGGGGGTAAGTTTTGGCTGGCTGCATTACGGAACCGGCGAAATGTACCCTACTAATTTTTCCGCCGATAACCGTGAGGTTTAAAAAATGCCGACTATACATTGTATGTCAAATAGCGATGTGTCAGAAGTGGATATCCGTACAGCAGTTGGTGCATCCATGTTCACTTATATCTTCGTAAACCGCGATAACTGGAATAAGCGCCGACATATTGAAGCCAAAAACGATATCAGTGCACAAAATATCGTTGGTTCTGACTATATCTTTGCGGCTCGTTTCCGCTGGGCGGTGTGATATGGCGCATGAAATTAAATTAGAGACGGTGACCAATAAAGCAGCTCAATTAAACGCCTTATTGTTCACGATTAGCGGTGAATTCACAGGCAAACCAATAACCGACAATCTCATCGAACTGGCTCATGAGTTATCTGACAGCGTCGCCTGCTGGTTGATTGAAGAAAACGCACAGAGAAAGGAGTCGTGACATGTCACAGAAAATAATTATAAGTCACAACAATTCTGATTTATACAAAACAGCTACCTATGCCAGTAATTACGCGAAGGAATTAAGAGCCGAAATAGCACCATTGATAAATAGACTGTCTGTAGATTATCCGGCAGAAGCAGCACGTTATAACGGACTTATTAACGAACTGGTTTTAATGACAGGAATTACTGCCAGTGGAATTAAGAATCAAATTTAATAAAAATCTTACTATTAAAATCATCAGGCAAACATTATGAATTATATTAAATGTAATGAACTCATTACCCGAAAAATAATGAATACGCCAGCAGCTAAATTTATCACTGAATTTAGACAGAGTAGTTCAATACGTTGGGAGTGTAACCTATATAAGTTGGTTAATGATGATTATGAATTAGTTGATTCATTTTCAGAGCCCCATAAAGCATCAGGACAAGCAAAGATAATTATGTATTTACGCCCTGAAATTGGAAATCGCATATCTGCATTGTTTAACTCTGGAGAATAATCATGGCTAATAAATTTGAAGCAATCGAAAAAGCATCAAAGGGTGAAATCACTATCGAAATGCGCCCTGTGTATGTTGTATCAGGTGCCAATCATGCTTACCTCAGCCAGGGCGGCGCACTGAATAAACTGGCCTACATTATCGCTGAAAAACAGTTCCGTGACGAAGGTAAGCCAACCAATTTCCCGGACGAAGAAACAGCGCTTGAAGACGGTACACCGGCTCACAAAACAGGAGAAATAACACCTGAATACCTTGAACGCAAAAACGAAGTGCTCAGCGAATTAAAAGCGGCACTGCGCCGTGAAAACGAAATTATGAAATTAAAAGTTGAGCATAAAAAAGCTATTAAAAAAGCAACTGACGCACAAGAAGCTTTATCAATTGCATCATGGAAATTAAAGTCAGCCATTAATAAATAACAGAAATCAAAAATAACTTTTAATTACAGCGCCTGCGCTGGGGAATCCCTTTATCTCAAGTCAGGATATCTATTATGGAAAATAACAACATTTTATCAAACAGAAGAAAGTCATTCACTGACGCTTTCTTTCACCATCTGAAAAAGAAAGGTAAATCGGCTTCATTTAAACGCTCTGTGGATGGCGTGAAATATCAGATTGATTTAGATGCGGAGGTGCTGACTCAGGCGCTGATATCACTTTATGAAAATAAGGCATGTAAAGACGCGGGTTATACCGTCCAGCAGATACTTGATTCATATGCCAACTACTACAACAAAAACGGAAATATTACACCAGACGGGGAAATGTTTATCAGTTTAATTACGGAATTAATTGCTGAAAACATACACAGAAAGGAATTTAAGAATGAACCTGTTTAATGACCTGATGATATCAGGCAACGGCTTAGAAAAGCGGAAATTATATCGCCGTGCAGCAGAGCAATATAACAAGGCATTTCATTTAGCTGCGCCCGGTAACGGTGCCGTATTAAGCAAGCAGGAAAAAATAAGCAAACAGGCAATAGAACGCGGCCTGATTAAATCAAAAATTAAAATCGTAGAGGGTTTGTGATGAAAAGTAAATTAACCACGATTGATGCAACCACCCTGCCGGTCATTGAATGGAAAGGTGTCCGTGTTGTAACAACCGAAACACTGGCTGCCGGGTATGGATCAGATGTCAAAAGCATCCAGATGAATCTGGCAAACCATAAAACCCGTTTTATTGATGGTGAACACTATTTCAAACTCGAAGGTGACGAATTACGTCAATTTAAGAACCTACCCAATAGTATTGGGGTGGTTAGTAAACATACAAGCCAGCAGATCCTGTGGACCGAAAAAGGCGCGGCTCGTATGTCAAAAATCGTTGATAGCGACGAAGCCTGGTCATTCTTTGAAAAAATGGAAGATGCCTACTTCCGCCCGGCACCGACAGAAGTCAGCCGCAAACAGTTAGCCCTCATGGTAATTGAAGCCGAAGACCGTGCAGAAGCTTTTTCAATCGAAAACAAACAACTTAATGCCACCGTTGAAAGCCTCGAAAAACGCTTCCGCAAAGGCATGACAATCACTTCATTTTGCAAGTCACTGAACGGCGTCAACGTCAGTAAGGTGATGTCGTGGGCCGGTGAACGCAACTGGGTGTTTAATTCACGGCGTGACCAGAGCAAAAGCCCTAAATGGCGCGTTGCCTCATATGCGCGTGACAAATACCTGACAGAGGAAGAAACCCAGATCACCCCGCACGGTATGGATGAGTTCACCAAATTCACACCGGTGTTACTGGAAAAAGGCTGTCAGCGGTTGTTTCAGCTTTATATGAAAGGTGAATTACCGATGAAAAAGACATGGAACGGCGAATACAGCCACGATAAAGCCATTTACACAGCGGAAGGTAAATAACAATGAAAGAAAAATTACCATTCATAGATGCCGGATTGCTGCGTGCTGCTCTTACCTTGATTGCTGCAAAAGACGATCCGCGACCTGTAACCAAAGCCGTTCACATTAACGGTGAATTTATCGAGTCAACAAACGGACACGCCCTGGTCCGGATGAAGCACAATGCGCATTTTCACCATGATATCGTTGTGCAATTTAACGACCCCGTCCCTGATGATGCTGAGTTTGCTGAAATCAAAGTGCTCGATGATGGCACTTGCGTTGCAGTGTATTACCGTGAGGAAACGGAAGCAGAGTTTGTTCCGTTCGAAATATTTGCACTGACCCGCAGAACAGAGACATATCCTGATTTCGATATTTTCCTGAAAGGTGAATTTGTAAAAAACGCCCTGCCGCCAATTAGTGCCAAATATCTGGCATTACCTCACCTGATGTTCGGTGCCGGTGTTGTGGATGCAACGTGCACAGAAGACAGAAAAGCCGTTCTGTTCAATATGGGGCCGCTGACCAATGAAATATACGGCGACCCGCAGCTCGTTGCTATGGCAGTTATGCCGGAGTATTTCGATGCATGCCGTGCCGCCCGTGAAGAAGGTAGGGAGGACGAATGAAAATCGAATTTATCTCAAACAGCAACATAGCCAAGGTGGTTATCCGTTCCTTCATCACCGAGCACCGGAAACTGAACCGCCTGGTTGACGCAGCCCTGCTACGTACCCCGGTTCAGCAATCAACTACCGGCCTGTTGTTCCGCGTGACGACTATCTACGGCAAGCAGAACCATATCCGCCGGGCACATAAGATTATCTGCCGGGAGGTGTCACGATGAACCAGCAGGAAGAAGATTACGAAATCAGTGTGTACGACGACCCTCTGATAAAGGCTATCCACCATGTGGATGACGGACGGGATTATACGCAGCGGATTATTCACGATATGCGCCAGCGGTATTACATCAGAGCGGGGATATACCTTCCCCGCCCACCAGCTCCACAGGTCGTTGCGCCGAAGTTAACCCCGACAATGACGGGTAAAAAACGGAATAAGAAAGTCAGGAAGGTGGGTCATGAATACTAAACCGAAAGTTTTAGAAGCTCTCGAAGAGATCGGTCCCTGTGATGTCACCACGCTGGCCATGCACATGGAGCAAAGCGAATCGTGCGTTAACGCATTGATGGTTAATCAGTTACGTAAGGGGATGGTCAAATTGACTGATGGGGTATACCACCTGACACACAAATCAGCACCAGCGCAAACTACACAGAAACCGTCCGCCAAACCAGCTGTGTCACGCACGAAAGTGGAGGTTTTACGCGAAATACTGAAAGACACAGGAAAATGTTTTACCGCCACAGAACTGTCTGAGCGGTCAGGTATGCCCGTCAAAAATATCAGCGGACTGCTTGCAAATGATGTCAGCAAAGGTGTCATTAATCAAACCAAAACTGATGGACGCTCCGTTTATCAGTGGGCCGCAGCTAAAGAGGATAATTCTCCCCTTTCAGCCACTGCACCTAATGTCGATAATTCCCGACTTTTAACCGCCGCAGTATGCCCCGGTAAAATGACAGAAAGCCGCCCTTTTATTGCTACCACAGAGCCGGAATTAAATGGTGAGAAAAATCACCTTTTACACACGCCCACAGCCTCCGTTTCAAACGGAACACTGAGTGTGCCAAACAGCAAATGCCTGTGTGATGAGCTGGTGAAAATTGACGACGAGTTAATCAGCTTAAACACACGGGTTAAGGAATTAACAGAAGCCAGGCAATTAAAAAGTGAAATGCTGGATCTGGTCACGAAACTGGAAGCATTAATCGGGAGGGAGCATGCAAACAACTGATCTGCACCTGGTGCAAATTATCACGGCCGCCGGTCATGACCCGTCTGATATTACAGATGCTGTCTGGGCTGCCGGTTACCGGAAAACAGATTTTACCACTGAGCAGGTTATCGAAATGGCGGTTAATCAGACCGCCGATACGGTGCTGAACGGTTTCCCTGCTGACACATTACCGAAAACGTTGGATGACCTCAGTCAGTACCAACTGAATGGCATTATCTTTGAGGCGAGGTGGGAAGGTACACCTTCAGCAGTAGCAAATGCAATATTGATGAACGGGTATAAAAAGGAGTGTGAAAAATGAGCGATATCAGCAAACAGGAATCACCGTGGTTTAAAACCAGCGACCTGGCAGAACGGTATGATGTGAAACCTCACACTATCAGGGTTTGGGCTGGCAACGGAAAACAAAGACGCGAAGGTTTCCCGAAGCCAAAATTTAAATCGACTGAATTAATTTTTCTCAAACAGGACATTTTTGATTGGGAAAATGGTAAGCAATTTTAGTCAGTTTATCCCACCACTCCTCATACCCTTTTCTTTGCTCATTCAGGTAGGTGTGCTTATCGTACACCTGCCATACCCCCGGTAATTTATGGCCAATCATAATTTCTGCAACATGTGGCGCAGTTATTTCTGACATGCGGGTCCGCATCGTTTTTCTCAGATCGTGTATAGACCATGTGGTGTATTCATCAAAATGGCGAGCCATTTTTTTATTAAGCAGCGCGGAAATATAAAGGTGTCCACCCTGTGTTAATTTCCCACCGTTAGGAGATGGCAAAAGATATTCACTACCATTGTTAATGGCAATCAGTTCACGCAGCAATACCTCAGCCGGATCAATTATCGGCCTTAAAATTGGCTTTTTACTTTTGCGTCCGGTTTTATGGTTTTCTGGCGGAACAGTCCAGACCCGTTCGGTGAAATCAAAATGCTTAACTTTGGCCTTCATCAACTCACCGATCCTATTCCCGTAGAGCAGACACAATTTAATAATACAGCGGTTTCTGAGGTTGTAGCTCGGCTCATCTATCAATGAAAATAACAGCCTTATTTCGTCATCAGACAGAACCCTTTCCCCCTGATTCTCAACAATACCAAGATCGGCAGATGATACATTCGCCAACGGACTATTATTAATGATCCCACGTCTGATCCCCCATGCATGGGCCAGTTTCGTATTTTGTAATACTTTATCAGCCACTGCCGGATACCGTTCGGCCAGTGCTTCAATCAATGAAAGCCACATATGCAGATCAGTTTCATCATGCGGATACTGCCCTATTTTTGGAAATACATGAATCTCAAAGGAGCGGAGGATCTGTTTGGCGTTAACCTTCACACCGTCCATGGATTTCTCCCACCATAAACGAATTACACCCTCAACAGTTTTCGCCGTAACTGCCTGCTGTATTTTATTCTGCTTTACGACACGCGGGTTTCGCAATTGCTCAAGTTCACCGCGATAAAACAGAGCGGCCTCCCTGGCATCTTTCAGGCTGGTAGCAGGGTATGTCCCTACATCAATTCTTTCGGCTTTTCCATCCCAGCGGTAACGAAACTGAAATATAACCTTTCCCTTTGGGGTTACCCTGACTGATAACCCATCCCGGTCTGCTTTTGTTACTATTTTTTCCGCAGTTTTACCTGATACTGAACGGAGCCATGAATCTGTTAATGCCAT